ATAATTGGACCAGCTACAGGTGCAGCATTCGCGGCTATAGCAGGAGCTTTCACAGCAGCTCAAGTTGCAGTTATTGCTGCACAGAAGTTTGAGGCATTCCAAGCTGGCACACCACCAACTTTTTCTAGTCCAGGTGTTTCAACTCCTGGTGGTGGAGGCGGAGGTGGTGGTAATGATACATTTAGTCCACCACAGTTTTTTGGATTAGGTCAAGGAATATTCCAAAACCAAGCTGCAGGTCAACAAACTCAACAAGTAGTTGTACTTGAAAGTGATATAACTCGAGTTCAAGATAGAGTTAGAGTTATTGAAGATAGAAGTGTAATAGGTTAAAAAATTAATATAATAAAATGAGTAAAAAGAAGTATAAACTAGACGAATTACCAGTATATGAAATACTTATAGATGATGAGGATGAAACTGGTATAAGATATCTATCTATAGTACAAGACCCTGCTATAGAAATGAAAGGTATGTATTTTAATGATGTTGAAGTAAAGGAATTTAGATTCTTTGCATCAAAAGAACAACAAAAAATTGTTGGACCAGCACTTATACCTTATAAGAAAATCTATAGAGTAGATGAAGATGGTGAATATTTTGTAATGTTTACTCCTGAAACTATTGAAAAGATGGTTAGAAAGTTTAATTCAACTGGTAGTAATAGAAGAATTAATTTCGACCACACAAATCAAATTATAGATGGCTATATCGAACAAAATTGGATTGTTGAAGATACAATGTACGATAAATCTAGAATGTATGGTTATGAATTACCTAAAAAGAGTTGGTTTGTTGAAGTTAAAATAGATGATACTAACTTTTGGAATACTTTTGTAAAAGAAGATGGATTTTTCTCTTTTTCTATTGAAGGAATTCTAGGTCAACGTCTAGTTGCAATGGCTACTCATATGGATTTTTATATTGACGCATTAACTGAAGGTGAAATTATGGAACTTTACAATGAATTTGTAATAGAACCTAAAAGTGGTGAGTCTGAAGATGAATTTATTGGTCGTTGTATAGCAAACGAAATAAATGCTGGTTATGAAAACGACCAAGCAGCTGCAATTTGTTATTCAAAGTGGAACGAAATGGGTTCTGATAAAAAAAAAGCTGAAAAATTAGCGGAGTCTTATACAGATTACCCACAGGCTGCCTCTGAAAACGCTAAGATTGCACTTAGATGGGTTGACGAAAATGGATGGGGCGACTGTGGAACTGCTGTAGGTAAGATTAGAGCTAATCAACTGGCAAATAGAGAACCTATTAGTCGTGATACAATAGCTAGAATGGCTGCTTTTGCTCGACATTTACAGTGGGAAGATAAGCAACTTGGAGATGGATGTGGTAAACTAATGCTTTATGCATGGGGAGGAAGAGAAGGTATTGAATACGCTCAAAGAAAGTTAAAAGAGATAGATGAAGAAAAGAAAAAATAAAAAGGGAGTAATATGGGCTTAATATATAATATATGAATTACATAATATATACAATAACTAGTCCATCTAATAAAATTTATTTAGGAGTGACTAATAATTTTAACAGAAGAATGAGTGAACATAAATATCACTGGAAGAAAAATACACAAAATATAGCTTTACATAAAAGCTTTACAAAGTATGGATTTGACTCTCATATAAAAACCATTCTATTTAGTAATTTGGGTAAAGAAGAAGCTTATGAGTTAGAAAAAAATTTAATAAATGATATGAATTTATTAGATTCTAAAATAGGTTTAAATAGTAGAGATGGTGGTATGGGTGGTAATATGATTGATTGGAAATCAGAATTTGGAAAATCTTGTCTTGATAAAATTAGAAATGTTAAAAAAATAAAATATGACCAAAAATGGGATAAACTACATGATAATATAATATCCATGATTGATACACATACATATTATGAAATCTGTGAAGAATTAAAAATCTCTAAAACCTCTTTATTTAATTATTGTAAGAGTAAAAATTTAAAAATAAAATATAAAAAGAAATATAATCCAATTGATGTTATTAAAGAATTTGAAGATTTATTAAAAGATGGTAAAACTTACAAGGAAGCACTAAAAATAACTGGATTATCTAATGGTACTGTATATAGATATAGAAAATTAATTAATTAAAAAAGTTTAATAGCAAATTAAAAAATCAAAAAATACTTATATATATACTTATAAGATAAAAATTATAAATTAAGATGAACAAACAAGAAGCTATACTTAAAATCAAGGAGACTTTAAAGTCCTTGATGAAGTTCGAGTCTGAAGTTGTTGAAAATACTTTCGCTGAAGTTTTAACTCAAGATGGTTTAAAACTTTCATATGATGGTGAATTTACAACTGACGCTCCTATATTTGTTGTTGATGAGCAAGGTAATAGAACTCCTTGTGAAGATAACGAGTATGTTTTACAAAACGGTCAAACTATAGTTGTTAAGTCTGGTAAAATTTCTGAAATTAGAGAAGAAACAGTTGTTGAAAACGGTGGTGAAACACCAGTTGAAGATGCAAATGTTGAAGAATTTAAAGAAGAACAGATGGAAATTGTAGTTGAGGATATTGAAAAAATTGAAAGAGTTGAAGCTAATCCACTTGAAGAGAAAGTAAAAAAGATGGAAGAGGATATGGCTAAAATACTTGAAATGATTAGTGGTCTAATCAACAATTCTGAAGAAATGTCACAAAAATTTGAAGAGTTCTCAAAGCAACCAGCTGAAGATGCAATCGGTACAAACCGTGTTACTTTTTCAGAGAATATGACTCAGGAGCAAATAAGAACTGAAAGATTAAAGCAATTGAAAAATAGCTTAAAATAAAAAAAAATAAATAACTAAAATGGAAAAAAAGGATTTAAAATTTAGTGCAACATATACTTCCATTAACAAATATGTTGACCAGCTTTACGATGGATTCATCGCTTCAGTTGTAGGTAAAGTTAGAACTTTGGATTTTATTACAATCGTACCTGATGTAAAATATTCAAAAGTTGTACCTACAGTTGATACTACTTTGGATTTCGTAGCTGCTGACACTTGTACGACTTTTGCAAACGGTGCAACAACTTCAGTAGTTGGAGTTACTTTGACTGCTTGTTACTTGAAGTCTGAAGAGTCGTTTTGTTTAAATGAAATGGAACAATACTACTTCGGTCAGTATATGAGAAGAGGTTCTACTCAAGAGCAATTACCTTTCGAAGAAGCGTTCATGGACGAGAAGATGGGTAAAATCGCTAAAAAACTTGACCAGATTTTCTGGCAAGGTAACAGCTGTGTAACTGGTCTAATCGCTGGTGCAACTGCTGGTGGTGCATCTTTAGTAACTGCTTCTTTCTCAGTATCAACTGCAGCTAACAACGGTGTTATTGCAACATTCGATGCTATGGCAGATGCTTTGAATTCAGATATGCTTTCTGAAGAACTAGTATTATTCTGTGGACAAGATACTTTCGATAAGTATACTCGTTCAATCAGAAACTTAAACTTGTATCATTTCTCACCAGATGAAATCAATGGTGCGTCAGTTAGAATGTTCGGTAAGAGAAACATTACTATTGTTGCAACTGTAGGTTTGGATGGTAGAAACCAAGCTATTTTGACTAAGCCAGAATATATCTTATGGGGTACTGACCTTGCACCAGCTGATGAGGCACTTGCAGGTGAGTATAACTTCCAACTTGACAGATATCTTATGAGATATAAGGTTAAGATTGCTGCAGGTATTGCTTTCCCAGCAAGAGCTGTTGTAGCTAGATAAAATTAAAAATTATATTGACAAATACACTGGTAGACCTTAAAATCTACCAGTGTTAAAGTCAAAGAAAAATTAAAATAAATAAAATGGCTTGTAGTTGTATTTTAGATGAATACTTGTTGTCGTGTAGAGATAACACAGGTGGTATACAGAGAGTCTTTATTGGTTGCTACGATACAGACCAGACTTTTGGTCTTTCAGCCTCGACTAACATTATAACTAGTGTGTCAGGAGCAAGCATAGACTATTATAAATTTGAACAGGAAATTGAAACTGGTTCTTTCAATCAGAATGGACAGTTCTCAACTGAAAATGGTACAACATTTTTTGAACAAGTGTTAGAAATTACACTTCAAAAGATGGATGCTGCTAATAGAAATAGAATTTCAACACTTTCACAAGGTGCTTGGAGAATTATTGTATTAGACCAGAGAGGTAACTATTGGTTGATGGGTTATCAGAATCCTGTTAGAGTTAGTTCTGCAACACCACAGTTAGGTAAATTGTATGGCGATTTGAATGGAGCAGTCCTTACGTTCACTGGTAAGGAACCTGAACCAGCTTATCTCATGGATTCTACTGTGGCTTTATCACTAATTGTTTAATAATTAGTGCATATTTTCATATATATTTTTTGTTTAAAAAACCTGATGTAATAGTCAGGTTTTTTTATTTTTATTTAGAAAAACTTTACGAATTTTATATATTCACTTATAAAAGAAATTATATAGAATGTTATACCTAAATAATACAGGTGATTCACGAGTAGTTGTTACCTTGTATGAAAACTGTTCAAATATTACTAATCCATATTTTACTTGGAAATTAGTTAATAAAGATACTTTGGCTCAGAAAATCTTTTATCAAAATGATTTTTCACCAATGCCTTATTATTTTAACTATTTTACTATATCTATTGCAACACCCGAAGGCTTAACTGCTGGTGTAATCGATATACCTAGTGGACAATATCAGTATTATGTTTATGAAATGTCAAATCCTTATGATTTAGATTTAACAAATGCAGTAGGTCTAGTAGAAAATGGAATATTAAATGTTGATGCAGTTTTTTCAACTCAAAGTGTATTTACAGCTTCAAACTTAAATACGATTACAACTTTCATGGGTGGTTTATAAAAATTAAAAATTAAAATGGAGAAAAACGATAAGATTAAAATCAAGGTTATGAATATGAGCTCTGAGTATTATACACCTTTTTTCGAAGAAAGAAAGATTAAAGACTCTTGGATTACTTGGGGTCTTGATAATCTATTTCCTGATAGACTTTTACAATTAATGAATAAGTCTTCAAAACACAATGCCATTTTAAAAACTAAAGCTGCAATGATTGGTGGTAATGGTTTTAAAAAAGATGGACTTTCATTAACAACATTACAATTTTTGAAAAATGTATATAATAAATACGACCTTGATGAAATACTTGCTAGAGTGTCTTATGACCTTGAAATATACGGTTCTTTTTGTTTAAACATTGTTTGGTCTAAAGATAGAAAGTCAATTGCTCAAATCAACTATATGGACCCTAGAAAGGTAAGAATTGCTACTTATCGTGAAGAATTTGAAGTCGACCACTATTGGGTCAGTGATGATTGGTCTAGTATTAGAAAAAACTCACCAGTTTTATATCCAGGTTTTTCAATTAAAGATAGAAGTAAAGCCTCACAAATACTTTATGTTAAAGAATATAGACCAGGTTGTGAATGGTACGGAATTCCAGAATATATATCAGCTGCAAATTGGATAGAACTTGAATGGGAAATTGCAATGTTTCACCTTTCATCTATTAGACAAGGTTTTCACCCATCTATGGTTATAAACTTTGCGAATGCAGTACCTTCAGAAGAAGAAATGGATTCTGTAATACGTAGATTACGTGACGAATATGAA